CACCAATAGTTACACCAACAACTAAACCAAAAGCTACACCAGCAGTTAAAACAAAACAAGATAAAAAACCATCTATGTTCAGTAAGATTGGTTCATTTTTCGGTTTAGGGTCTAGTGGTGATAAACTAAAAACAAGTATTACAGGTAGTACATCAACAGAAGATCAAGGTGAGTCTGGTTCGATTCCTGACGATGGCGGAAGTACTAATATGGGTGGCGTTAAATGGAATAAAATGAGTCCAGAAGGAAGGAAAGGTGTTGAATCAGCAATATGGAGCATCTATAATAAACATGGAAAGAAGCCAACATTTGTTAGTGGATTGAGAGATAAAAAACATGAATTATACAATCCAAATTCAGCTCACGCATATGGAATGGGATTTGATTTAAGGTCGAAAGATTTAGGTGATAAAAAAGGAGCTATTGCAGCGGAATTAGCTTCTACCTTTAATCAAAAAGGATGGTTCATGCAAGAGGAGGTAGCAGGTCAAGCCAATTCAACTGGAACAAGAGCAACGGGTGATCATTTTCATATTCATAAAGCTGCTAAAGGTTTTCATGGTTGGGTAAATGAGGCTACTGGATTTATTGCGGGTGAGGCTGGAAGAGAAAGGGTAGATATTACTCCAATAACTAATCCACAAAATAGAACAAACGCGATGAATGATTTACATAGAGAAAATGCAGAAGGGAAGATGACAAGTAATGCAGCACCAGTAATTGTAAGTTCTCCAACAACTACAACTGTTAGCAATAATACACAACCACTGGTAATGTCACCTACTGCAAAATCACCAGTACCATTATAAAGAATAAAGGGGGAAGTGTACCGAAACGGTTTCACTAAGTATCACGGAGCTCCTGCGAGTAGATACCAGCATACTAATGGTTATGCACCATTATAACAAAACACTCCCCCCAATATTAATTATTGTTCAGCTAACTTCTTAAAGTATTCCAAAGACGAATCTTCCGACGCATCTGTTGTTGGAATAGAATCATCAGCAGTTTCCTCAATCGTTTCATTATAATCACTACCACTACTAGCAGTCACTGTATTGAAACGTGACTCTAACTCTTGATAACTCTTAAAGTTCTCTGGAGCTAGAATACCTTGAAGTGAATGTTGTTGTTTCCAAATTTCTTCAAGCTTAGCATCGTCACCATCAAACAATGGTGCAGGTGTAGCAAACTCTGACTTATCATAATTTGCATACCCTTCTACTTTGCGAATCTTAAGTTTGAAATCAGCACCAGACCAAAAATCAAATGGGTTAATTGGTGTCTCATCCTTAAACTCAGGATTCATTTTACTCTCAATCTTTTCAAAGATTTTCTTACCGTATCTAAACAAGAATACTTTACCCTCATTCTCAGCGTTCATGCTATCTTCAATAACAAGAATATTGCTATAGTAACTCAACTTTCGTTTTCGTTCTCTTGCAATATTTTTATCAGATTCAATACCAGAATTCCACAATGCGGTATTTGCAACTGATACAGGGTCTTTAGTTCCACTAGGAGCATCAGCTCTCGGTGTAGTCAAAGAGTTCTCAATGTACCATCCGCCAGGGCCTTTGAATCCATGAGTCCATAATCGTACCCACGGCACATCCTCACCAGTAGGGGCAGGGAGAAAACGTATAACACAGTATCCATTACCTGTTTTATCTTTCTCAGGTTTCCAGATACGGTCATCTTCATACGAAGGTTTCTCAGCCAGTTTCTCAACTTGCTTAGTGAGGTTCTTCAAGTTATCCATTCGGTTTTGTTTTAAATCTTTAAAACTAGACATATTTAATTCTCCTTATTTCGTTATATTACTTAGTATCATTCCAAACATTCATCACATACATTACAAAGGCAACTTAGAACTTCTATCTTTCATCATATTAAGTTCATATGCTTCTGCTTCTATCTTGTCTTTGATAGACCTGTTTAACATCTTGGCAACCATTTCAATTTCACAATCAACATCATCAGTATATTTTAAAATAGCTTCCATGTATGATATTCCCTTTTCTTTTACAATCCTATCTAAAGTCTCATTAATGTTTACACTCATTTCAAGTCCTTTATAGAATCACAAATGCCATACTTCTTAGCTTCTTTGGCACTCAACCAAACATCGGTTGCTGGTAAAAGAAATTGTCTTATTTTTGCTTCATTTAAACCCGTACACTTCTTATAATGATTAATCATCCTTTCAGTTGTAAGTTCAAATTCTTTACCTACTGCAACAAGCTCATGTTCTTTACCCCATGTACCCCAACTATATTGATGTGACATAATAGAAGTATTGGGTGTCAAAACTCTCTTGCCTTTCTCACCAGCAATAAACATCATAAAACCTGCTGATGCAATCTGTCCTAGACCAGTTGTATGAACAGGGATAGGGCATCCTTTCATAACATCAATCACAGCGAATGCTGAATTTAAATCACCGCCAGGTGAGCTGATGATAATTTGCAAAGATTTTGGTCTTGGTCTTGACCAACTCTTTGTTAGGATAAAGCTTATAAGGTCTTTACAAGTTTCTTGATTAACGTCACTCATAAAGAGATATACACCATTATCCTCTGGAGAGGGTACAGCACGTTCTTCAGCATTTTTACCAGACATAGAATCCCCTTCCATTGAGTTACCGATAAGGGTCAACATAAAAAATATGATCCCCTATTGTCGCGACTATTAACATTTTACGATTCCAGTATGGGTCAACATCATTTCTATGGTAATGTGTAGCACCATTAAGAAAATCATTAACCTTCCATCTTTCACCGTATCTTTTAAAATAAACACCGGGCTGTTCTAACATAGCCTTTGCAATAGTTACTGCAACCTTCCATGCAATCTTATCTTTAGGTCTATCAGATTTACCATCACAATACCATGAGAAATGACACATATTTCTAACAACTTTTCCATTTCTTCTATTTGCTTGTTTGACTACCTGACAAATAGTATTTGGGAATCGTTTACTACTCACCCTATTTATAGTCACTAATGCAACTGCCATTTGACCTTTAGTAGTTTGGTCACGAGCTTCAAAGTAAATGTTCAATGCCAAACAAGTCGTATCTTGTTTAGTAGAGAATCCACTAAGCATGAATAGAGATAATATCAATAATAAAAATTTCATAATAAAAATAGGGGGATGGTTGCCCACCCCCCTCAGTCTTAGTTGCCCCAATAAGAATTGAGGGCTTTACGACAAGCAAAGACATCCTTTGCTCCACCAGCAAGGTCACAATCCTTGAAAGCAGTTTCACCAGTAGCAGGTGAAGTGTAGATTTCTACCCAACGAGGCAGACCAGTTACATCTGCTTCAGCTCGTGTAATAGTTCTAGCGTTCTTCATTCCTACTTTTGGTTGACCAACAGTTGTGTTACGCATAAAATAAATCTCCTAAGTTAAAATCAAGTTTCGTGATGAACTCTCATCACTTCAATATAACCATTATACCATAATGGTCACTACAATACAAGGAAAAAGTTTACCTTTATCCTAGTGGTGCTACGCCCTTATCACAAGGGGTTGGAGCTCCCTGTGGAAAATGTGGAGCATGAGGAGCTCCATGAGGAACACCTTGAGGGCCAGGGCCATGAGGGCCAGGAACACCTAATGGGCCTTCAAAGTGTGGAACACCTTGAGGATCATGAGGGCCTGGGAAACCTTGAGGGCCGTTGGGGCCACCAAAATGAGGAGCTCCATGAGGGCCAGGAGCACTTGTGTTATGAGAACCTTCTGGATTTCCCATGTATGGGGCAGGATGTGGAACTGTGTTAGGATTGCCCATGTTAGGATCAAACAAAGGTGCATCATGTGGAACACCTACTGGAGCCTGGTGAGGCACCATTAAGTTACCTTGTGGAGCACCAGTTGGAACATCATGTGGAGCACCAGTTGGAGCTCCTGCTGGGTTGAAAGTCTTTCCGAGAAAGTCAGCGATAACACCTGTATGCTGTCCCTCGTTCACTTCACCAGCATATGCATTGGATGAAACCAATACAAAAACTGCAAACATTAAAATCTTCATATACTCTCCTATATTAAATGGAGCGGGAAACGGGGCTCGAACCCGTAACATCTTGCTTGGCAAGCAAGGACTCTACCATTGAGCTACTCCCGCAGTTAGTTAAGCGGTAGTTTATTCTGTTACGAGGAAAACTACCAAAACCCTAGCTACTTATTAAGCAGCAATTGCAAAATCGTAATCATTTGCGTTTGTGTTTTGATTGATTTTTTACAAGGCCAACAATCATCCTTGTGCTGTCCATATACTTTCCATCATACAGTCGAAACCTTGTCACCCCCATAATAGAATTTGGTGGAGGCGGGGGGAATCGAACCCCCGTCCTATATGTTTCTTTTATACAGATTATACAGCAATTCCAAATAAAATTCTAAATGCAATTCCAAGACAGATTAAGACTACTGCAAATAATGACATTTCTACCCATCTATCATTCATTGTAAAAACTCCTCTAAAGAACCAGTTGATTGTGAAGATTCATAAGCCTTCTTCCATGATATAGTTGCACCAAGCTTTACCACACCTTTCCATTCACCAGAATTTGCTACCTTTTCTTTAAGTTTAACAAATGCTGGATACTTTTGTTGCAAATCTCTCATATGTTTATTATGTATATCTAAAGTTCTAAAATTCTCACAACCCCCTTTAGTCTGAGTCGCGGATGCATTGACTCTATACATCAACGAAACTTTATTTTGATATCCCATAGTCAACAGCTGTAAATTTACATAATAATCTTCAACAAAATCTAATGCCCAATCTAATTCTTTATATGGCATCTTTGTTCCATCATAAAATATATTAGTTGTAATTCTTGAGTTAATTCTAAAATCAATATTCCTAGTAGGGGGATTCCAAGAAACATCACACGCAGTATGAATGTATCCTTCATCCATCCAACTATCCATAGTATTAATCATGTCATCAAATTTTTCATCTGACAATTTACTATTGCCTGGGCCTTCTTCACCATCCCTTTTAGTATAAAGAAATTCTATATCATCGTCAAGCATACCATATCTTTTTCCTTCACCATACTGACATATCCATTTTCTAACTTCAGCAATACCCTTACCTTGAGCATCACATTTGATTTCTGGATAGCCTGTATGTTCTTGATCTGGATGAGTAATAAGAAATGTTTTGTCTTGCCATTTCTTGGGTAGGTTATCAAAGGTTATTTGATTACCCTGTCGGCCATATGTTGGGATGTAAATAGTATTTATCATATAGGAAGTACCGATTTAAGTTTCTTAATCTTTAAATAAAACTTTCTAGCATCATTAAGGTCATCTTTCATTTTCTTACCAATAGATTCATAAGCTCTTCTCCAAGAAATTCTAAGTTTATCCATTTCACCCATTTTATTTTTTTTCTTGCCGACAATCTTAACAAACTCTGGATGCAATTCAACTAATTGTCTATGTGCTTTATTTATCTTATTGATAGTTCTCAATCCTTTTGTATTACACCCACCTTCACTATATTCTTTATTTTCTACAGCATATCTATGCCATACTCTATTATTATAACCTTGTTCTAATAAACTTAATACCATATGTAAATCCTCAGCAAGTGGTATAGGCCATGTTAATTTTGGAACAACATGACCATTAAAATAAAAAGCACAATGAACAGCTCCATTAGGACGATATAAATTATCAGAAGGATGTAGAAATGACAACCGATGCCCAGAAAATGCTGTATCGGTTGTCAAGAAATGATATGTTTCTTCTAACATATATTCCCAATCTACATTATTCATAACACTGCCTCTGCCAGTAATCGTACCAGTATTATTCGGATCACGGTTTAAGAAAACTAAATCATCGTCATACATTCCCCATATTGTATTTTTAGCTTTGTTATAAATCCATTCACGGGTCTTATGAATACCCTTAATAGATTTAGGCAAAACTATCACCTTCTTATCTCCATGCAAATCCTTTTCATGAGGCTGCACTACAAGATAGGTTATATCTTTCACGAAATCGGGCAGACCATCATACGTTATCTGTGTATTAGGTCTGCCCAACGTGGGAATGTAAATCCGATCAATCATTATCACCATCATCTTCAATAAGTTCATCAATCTCATTTTTTTTATTTTTATTTTCTTTCATCATGTTTATTGATTTTTTATATTCTTCAATAGACATACTACCCATTACTTTATTCCAACAAGCACGAACCATTTTAAGATTTTTATATCCTTCTTCGCCTGAAGTATAACCACCAGCTTCTTTACCTTTACTAAAGGCAATATTATGATGTCCTTCAGCATCGGCATACAACAATTTCTTATCATCATAAGCACATAATCCATTTTGGTCATAAAGTTTTGCTTCTTTTTGAGCATCTGTAAAACACCTTTTATCTAATACTATGATACTTTGTGTTTTAATAGCTGCTCCAATTCCACCCTCTTTGAGGGCTCCAAACAACCAAATAATCATCTGATTTATCATTAAGGTAGTATAATTACCATTAACAACTGTACAATAATTATTGAAAGTTTGTTTAACAGATGTTTCTGCGGTTTCATATTCCAATCCATGAAGCATCTGCCAGTTTTTCTTTAAATCAACACTTACTTCAAGATAACTCTTACGAAACTGTCTGTAAAATTTATTAGCATCACCTAAATACCAACCTTTACCATACGGGCCATATATATAGTTATAATGAAAGAAAAGACTTGATAAACAGTTAAGTTCTTTCCATGCTAGTTTTGCTTTGTTAGTATTACCAAATATATTACTCTTACCATCTGCCATTGATTTAAGAAAATCTAAATGTTCTTTTAAATGTTTTTCAGCTATTTTAAAGTCTTTTTCAGATATGGCCAAAACACCATCTTTATCAGTCTTACCAGATTTAGAATACATTTCATCCAATTGCTTATCACCCTTTTCTCCAATAAGACAATTATCCAAACACCGATATAATAATCTCGAAACAAATTCATCTACTCTTAATAATGAATTCGTTTGTTGTATATGAGCAAAATGTTTTTTCTTTCCGCTGGTTGTATGGAATAAAGGATGTACTTCATCAATCATCTTACCATTAATGGTAAATGTCCGAACCATCTTTCTTGTCAAATTAGCTATTCGGGTATTACCCTGTGCATTTCTTTTTTGTTGATGATTGACATCTGTAGTTTGATTAATTGTACAAAAAAGTTTTCCTTTCATTTCATTTGACATTACGGTATATGTACATAAAGAAATCTTATACTGGTCAAATCTGTTCTTTACTATAGTGGGTAACTCATTGTAAAAATATAATTCACCATCAACTTTAACTTTAAACTCACCAGCAAGGAACTCTAGGATAGCCCTTTTTCTATGACCACCATCTATAGATTCATATTTATAGATAGAATCATAAACTCTTGTAATTGTAACTTGACCAATATTAATTGCTGGAATAGAAATCATAGATTCAATAATACTTATTGATTTGCTATTATCACCAGAATTTTGTACTGATGGTCTTTGACCAACTGGGTTACAATCAACTTCAGAGAAGGCCCATTCTCCAAAACCTTTAATAGTTGGTTTATCATTGTCATCATATACCGCAATAGGCATATGACTTATTTTAAAATTAATTGATTCAATTGCGGGTGTAATAACTGTTGCGGGTGTAGTATTCATAGTAACTCCTTTAAGATAAAATAAATTTTAAATATTTTGTTTTAAGATGGATAAATCCAAATATATGATATTCTGCGATGGCCGGCCATGACCAAACCATCGCAGAATATTTGTTCACTAGTTCTCAGTTAGAAACTGAAAAGTAGTGAATCCGTCAACCACATTTGCTTCTCCATCAGAATCAACAAAAACTGAAACTGTTGGAGACAGTGCAAATGTGTCTCCTGATAGCTCCTCAACTGAATAGTCAAGAAACTTCTCAAGAGTCGCAAACTCTACATCTTTCATATCTATCTCCTGTTTTATAAGTTGTCTCTTATTTAAGTATGCTTATAATCAGCACTTTAAGACTTGCAGGCCTTACTAAATAAAATAAAACATATAAAAACGAAGGATTAATAATTATAATGAGATGTTATTCATTACGTTAATACAACCATTATACCACAATGATTATCATTATACAAGGAACTAGTTAGGACACATTCTCCAAAAATCATGCAATCTCTGCTCCATTATCTCATCAACCATCCAATCTAACATATCAGAACGTCCATTTTTTGACAATTTTGAGTAATATGATAATAAAAATTCCTGCTGTTGTTCTTCACATTCAAATGTAACCACAAAGTCCTCAAATAACCTCTCAATCTCCTCAATCGTCCAATCATCCGGCAAATACATCTCTGAACCCATAAAACCCCCATTTCTGTTGTTGTTGTATATAAGATGCTAAAAAGGTGCAAAAGGATTCAAATTATTTTCATTTTTTTTCATTTTTTTCATAAACCATTGTATTTAAAGGCGTTAACTCATTTTTACCATAAAATCCAATAAAACCTTTAAAAACAACAACTTACCATTTTGACTGCCTCAGCACCGTTTTAAGGGGTCTTTCTTCCACAAAGGGTAGTATAAGGGGGGCTATAAAAACCCCTCTAAATTAGGGGTTGTATCCTTCGCAAACCTTCCCACTGCTTTAACCTGTTTACCAGCGTCACCCATTGTAGCTAATCTACCGTCACAATACGCAACGCAACTAAATCTTTCTCCATCTCCATGTATCTCTGTTACCCCATGCAATCTATTACTATCTGCAATAACGACAGAGTTATCAGGTGCATCTATTGCTACCCTGTATTGAGGAAATGCTAGATAAGCACCCGTATATTCTCCTTTCCTAAAACAACACATTGTAGTCAATCCTGCGTTTACATCACCACTATCTATATGAGCTGACATTTTTGTACTCTGACCTTTATGGTATCGGTTAGCAGATAATGTTGTAAAGATTCCGCCACCTACCCTATGTTTTGGGTCAATGTAAGATTCAGCAAATGTCTTTTGATTCTCATAGATATATGGATTTGCTTTCTTAAATGCTTCTTCATTCCATTTAGATATTTCTTGTAGTGCTTCCCATCTCTCAGGATTATCTTTAGTCCAGCCAGAAGATTCTATTGCACCAGTAAATCTTCCTCTTTTAAAACCAATCATAACAGAATGGATTTCGTTTGCATAAGCAATCATACCCCATTCACCATTTTTCATTTTGGTTTTATATGAATTCTCATTTCTTAGTTGATAGCTAATACCCTCTACCAAACCTTTCTTTTCCATTTCTTCTTTATCAATGGGCCCACTACAATTTGCTCTCATGGTTGTAGTTTCTGTTATCGACATCAACGTATCTCTTACATTGTCATTGGGATATGCATTTGTAATAACGTAT